CTTGTGTCAAAAGCATCCGCTATTTCCTGCTGCGTGCATTGCAATCCGCAAAGATTTTCAAACACGTTTTTATTGATTTCCGTTTTCGGCCTAGGCAAATCTATCGCTCCTTTCTCCATTTTTCGTTTAAAATTTTTGGAACGCAGTAATCCCACTCAACGTTGTGGTGCATCCGCATATAATGGTCGCCCATAGCCGCAACCTTTACACAGTCCGGGCGGCACATCACGCTGTAAAACGACTTTATGAACGTTCCATCCTGCTTGTATATATCCGTCAGCCCTCCGGGGTTGACCTGCGTCTGGATCTGGTTTACCGATACATTCGTTACGGTAAACATCAGCTTTCCGGTTCCGCCAAGAGAAACGTACATATTTGTATCTTCGTTTGTAAGTCCAACGTAGCGAAACGGTCTATCTGTTCGCATAAACCAAACGTTCATAGCTTTTCTCGAAAGCCCCTTTGAGAAAAAGCCACCGTTTGTTCCCCCTATGAAGTCTCCATCCTGAGCCATACACACAGTTATAGCTCCGGAAGCATCCAGGAAGTCACAGAAAGCGGAAAAAACACTATCAATTTCGGTTATTTTAGCTTCTTTCAACTTTTCACCGCATATATAACGCACACCGAAATTTTTATAGTCGTCGTCCAACACGCAGAAGTGCGTAAGTCCTAAGCGCTTCGCAATCTTCCAGCACTCGTTCCTAGCAAACACGACGGCGTTTCGCTTCCTGCTTGGGGTCATTACATCAGTTTTGGCAGCTGCTTCTTTTTTGCAAAACTGGACTACGGAATCTCCGTATTTCTCACGATACAGATCTTCTTGCTCGTCTTCGTCGTCGATAACAAGATATGTTTTCCCCGTGTATCCGGCCCTTTTTAGTGCATTCAACGTTATGATATTTTCAGCTCGCCCGTGCGTCAGAATCAGCACCGCAAATCCATCATCCACCATCACGCAACACCTCGATTGCCTTTTGCAACTTTACATAGCCGTTTGCAATGGCGTTTTCCAAATCGATAATAACCAGTGCTGACTTTTCCATAAGAGCCTGCATTTCCGGGGACGCATGGGCATAATACTCTGCGATTGCGGTAAAATTAAATCGACAATGTCTATGTGCGGCAGCGATTAAAAAATCCTTTTCATCATGGCTGACGCCACTGCTTTCGATTTCGGAGATTAGCTCTGTTTCCTTCCCATTGTCGTACATTTCTGGAAAAGATGGGCAATCGCCCTGGATATTGTACTGCGGAATATTCACAGCTGTTGTATACGGATTTTCCTTGTCATCATCCTTCAGCCCCCAATCGAAATCGAACGCCGACAAATCCAGCCCCGGCAGTTCCTCCGCCAGCAAGTCCATATCCCATGCGCTTTCGTTGCTTTTGTTGTCCACCAGCCGCAGGGCGTTCACCTGCTCCGGGGTCAGATCATCCACGCACACGCACGGCACGGTTTCCATGCCCAGCTTCTTTGCGCCCAACGCCCGACAGTGGCCAATGACAATAACCCCATCACGATCAATCACAACAGGCTGCACAAAACCGTACTGCTTGATACTCTCTGCTACGTTGGCAATCTGCGTTTTGTCGTGCTTCTTTGCGTTCTTCGCATACGGTGTAATTTCGCTTAGCTTCTTTTGGATAACGTTCATAAAATCCCTCCGTTTGAATTTACAATATCACAAATTTAAGGCCTTGATACGCATTTTTACAAAAACCCAACTTCTTTTGCCACGGCATACACAAACTCCCGGTTCCAGTCCCGTGCCGTGCCCTCCGATATATGCAGCTGCACGGCGGCACCTGGAACGTTGTACCGCCGTTTTTTATATACCAAATCTATCAGTTTCAGCCGTTCATCGCCCCTGTACTGGCCCGATGTCCGGGCCAGTACATTCTTTACCGCTTCATCAAATCGGGCTTTCTGCGCCGCTCCCTGGGCTTGGTTCATGTCGCAGCCGAAACTATACATAATGGATTTTTTAACGTAATCGTGCCACAGATATTTCGGCCTCGACACGGCATAAGCTCCTTTCTTAATCCTTACAAATTTTCCCGTCCTTGTAAATCTTGTGTCCACCGGCGCGGAGGAGCTTCCGCTCCTCCTGCCCTGGGAAGGTTGCCTCGCGCCCGTAGGCGACCCGCACCCCGTCCCGCTTCACTTCCCAATAGGGTTTATCCTCCATTGCTCACCGCCGCCCTTTCCGCTGCTTTCCTGTCCCGGTATCGCTGGGCGGCTTGTCTGTCGTAGAATGCCCGCTGGCAATCAAAACTGCAATAGACTTTTTTCATTTTGGTATTATCATAAAACGTTTTTCCGCAGTTGGGGCAGACTTTCACAATGCCCTGTGAGGCTTCCGCGTCCTCCGTATCGGCCTGAATCGGCGGGTGGTATTCGTGCATTGCCATGTACTTTCCGTAGCTCGTCCCGGCCTTCTGGGCGGCGATGGAGCATAGTGTGAGATAATCCAGCTTCTTTCTCTTCTTCATGATTTCCTCCGATTGCAGCTTATCAAAATTCTTGCGATATCCGCAATGTAATTTGCTTCGTTCCGGGTCAGCAGGAGCTTCCCCATCAGCAGCTTAATGAAGCGTTTACGTTTCATGCTCTGGCTCCTTCCGTTTTTTTTGCTTTTCTGCAATCCGATTTTCCTCTGCTTCTTTCAGTGCCTGGAATACCCCGCAGTACACGGTTCTGGCGTAGTCCGTGCTCACCGGAATCAGAGGGGCGATGAAGTGCCAGCAATCCATGTAGGTGATATCATTTTTCATCCCGCTCCACCTCCCGCAGCACGATTTCCGCCCCATCGTAGATCGCATGGATTTCCGCCGTGGCAGATACAATCAGCAGTTTCTTGCCCTTATGAATTACCCCGCTGATCGATAACTGGCTCGTCCCATCCGGGATATCAAGTGTGATTTTCATTCTCTGCTTCTCCTTCCTTCGGCGGTTCAGGCATCGGCATCCAGTGGGTGACGGTAGGGTTCTCCCACTCCGGCCACATTTCCAGAATCCAGCCATCATCTAGGGAAAAGTTCCCGATCTCTACGCTGTTTTCCAAGCGGATATTGCCGACCTTCCCGCTTGCGATCACCAGCACGTCCCGTTGGCTGTCCGGCAACCTCTCGCTACACGGAATCCACTTTGTCCGTTCCAGTGCCTCCATGCCCATCCGGCAAGCCTCCATCACCGGCTCTATGCTTTGGTAATGCTCCCGGTGCTCGGGATTCAGGATTTCGATTGCACGATCAATCGTCATTGTCTTCGGCCTCCTTTCAAATCCATTTTTGCACCGCAGTTGGAGCAGTAGCGGAAAGAATTCGCCCCATACGAAAAACCACAAGCAGAGCATCCGCTCAGAATCGAATCAGGAATCCCGTTATCAATCCACCGCCCATGCCGCACCGGCTCCACGTCGGCGGCGGGGATTTCTTCAAAATCGGATACGACCGCCGAACATCTTTCATCTGTGTTGTAGTGCAGCAACTCAATCGCCGCATCCCGGCTTATGTAATCACTCATTCCAAAGCCTCCTTAATTGCTTCGTTGTATTCGCACCACTTAATGGCGGCCATTGTAATCTCAGGGTCTACGCTCCACCATTTGTTCTGCGCCAGTCTTGCCGCAGTCTTTCGGGTTATAGGGTAAAGGTTGTCCGGTGAGAAGTTTTCCGTATTGTGGTCTAGAAAACAGACCATGTAGCCGTCCGGTATTTCTCCATATACATCCCGGTACACTTTCTCTTGTAACGGGAGCCACCATGGCTTTGCGTAGCCGCTAATGCCAGGCCGATCAACCATGCGAACTTTGATATACGTCCCCGTTTGAGACTTCCTGACCGTTCCGATTGGGCATTGCTCTTTTGGCTTTTCTCCGTACCGTGTTTTATTTGGCATTCCTATCAATCCAAGACTTTTTGTGCATTTATCTCTGAGTTGGCAGGCCATTCGGTGCGGAAAAAACATGGAATTAAACGTGTCGGACAAATCGGCGTAGGAAGCGGCCTTGTGATAGTTATCACGCAGCCATTGCTCCTGCTCCGGCGTGAAGCGAACGCCGCTCATTTCCGAACAAGCCCCTGAATTGCGCTGTTCTTCAGCTTTCCCTCTGCGGCCAGCTTTTCAGTTCGCAGCACCACATCCGCATTGTTTATCATCTGCTTGGCAAGGCTTGATACCGTCTGCGCCACTTCCGCAATGGCTTTTTTCGCGGCATACGGAGTGTCCTTATCGGTAAGCAGTTCGATTTGCTCACCAAGCTTGTCCTGCAACTCAACTAGTGTCATTTTTCAGTCCCTCCAAACTAACAAGCTAATCTGCCCATCAAGGGGCGTATTGTCGGTCTTTTGCCGCTTCCGCTCCGGGATAACTTCACGCACAATGGGTTTGCGGTTTACCGTTTGATTGAATGCCCCGCACGCCTGCCACCTTCCCGCCCAGTCCGTCGCTTCGCTATGGGTAAGCCCGTACACCTTGCATTTGCAAAGCACTTTATCGTGATACCTACCCTTTATGAAGTTGCTGCACTCCCGGCATGTATGCCCATCTGTAACGCCGAAAACGCGGCGCATCAGATCAAGTTTTCGTAGAGCCATTGTTATCTCCTTCCCGCCCGGGTTGCCCCGGGCTTGTGTTATCTTTTCCATTTCAGTCTGTCCGGGTGTTCTCCAGTCGGACACATCCAGTCCATGGGGTACTTTGGCGGGACAGGCCGCAGCCCATACTGCTCCGGGCAAAAACCCGCCTCGGAAAACATATCCATCTGCACGCCGTCCAGTAGCTCCGCAAGCTGGCGGTAATACCAGACGATGTGGTTCCGGATCAGGTGCATATTGATGCCGTCCTCCCATCCGGGGTCGCTGCATCCGTGATCCCTGATATGCTCCCATCGTTGGAAGGAATCCTCCACATCCCGCATCAGGCTTTCAACGGTTGGCTCATTTTTAGGCTTTGATCGCACCATGTTGTTACTCCCGTTTAATTACATTGTTTTCCTCCACCGTATCAAACAAGCTGATACCCTGATATGCCTCCTGCTGCCGCCGTTTCTTCTCCGCCTTCTCCTGCTCCATCCGCTCAGCCTTGTAAGCGTTGTACTTCTGGCGATACAGATAGGATTTTCCAAAGACATTCCAGGCAGCTTTTACCAGGTTAGGCTCGTAAGGCCGAATTAGCTCCAGATCATCAACGGCCTTGTAGCTGATGGGGCAACCGCAGCACCCAGTCCGGGTTAAACCGTAAACCTCGTAGGCATCGGAGTATCGGAGACCGTAATACTCCTTGTACCAGGCTTTATCCGCATCTGAGACATAGTACAGAGGCCGTAGCCGATACTGCCCGGAGGCCGTCTCTGTGAAGCACATGGATGTGTTATCCTTCCGGGGCACAGACCGCATACCGCCCTCGTCCCGTCGCTCGCCGGTAATCACCATTTCATATCCCTTCTGGATTTGGTGGGCAACGTTTTTCTTGCAGTGGGTGCAGCACTCGGCGGAAACCTTAAAGTCCGGCGGGTACTCGCCAATGAAATCCCGCATGTACTTGCTGGAATTTATAACCAGCTGGATGTTTGGCCGGGGTTCGCCCTTGGAGTTGCAGCAGCACAGGAAATTCAGAACACTTTCGCACTTTGGGTATCGTTCCTTGAGTTCAGCCCGTTTTGCTTGCTTGTCCTCTGCCTGGTCGTACTCCTGGGCAACGGACAGAGGCACACCCTTCTTCTGCCATTCGCTCAGCCCGGCGGACATGATCTTGGAAACGAAGGGAATGCCGTATTTCCGGGAAGCCATGACAATGTTCACTTTCGGGCGTACCGTCTCAATCTCCACACCGTATTTCTCAGCCGTAGCCTTGACGTGATCTTTCGTGGCTTTCATCTCAAGGCCGGTGTTAAAAAACACATACTTCACCGGAGGCAGATTAAAAATCTCCCGTGTCCGTTCGATGACGTCAATCAAAATATCGCTGTCCGCGCCACCGGAGTAGCTACATATGGCGTTTGGGTGCTGCTTCAGGTGCTTTGCGACAATGCTCTGGATAGCTTGAAATTTTGCGGGTGCGTCAAAGTCCGCATAAGCAGGGCGGTCGGTGTATACCCGGCTGTAATATGTCTCAGTCATTTCCGTCTACCTCCTTCACCGGGGCTTTTAGCCACTCCAACCAGCATTGCTCACAACTGCGATCTTGCGGGCAGTTATATTCGCCATCGTCCGCCTCCATGTTCGGCGGGCATTTATCGGTTGTAATTTTCAGCATCTTCGCAAACTCCTCATCCGCCGCGCTCCGGATTTTGTCCCCGTTGGTCAACGGCTCATACCGATCTTTCAGGCTTTCATCGTGGATGCAGCCGTCGCAGGCCGCCCACCCGTTTTCAGTGCCGTTATGCTTGCAGGTTGCGCACTTATCAGCCTTGTTTTTCATTGCTCTCAGCCTCATCTGGTGTTTCCTGCTTGTCTGCCACCGGCGTTGTATCAATCCGCAGCTCCGCTAACTTGGCCGCCAGTAGGTACGCCTGGGCGTGTACGTTTTCACCGTGGGTCTTGCCAACCTTTTCCCGGAACTCTGCCAACGTTCCGAAGAAGCATCCAACTTGGGCAAAAATGCTGCCATTCTTTTCCCTGGTAAAGGTAATCGTATCGTTCCTGGAGCCAATAGGGCCAATTTCCAGGTGGTGGGCATCGCCGTAGACCCAGGCATCGCCGTAGACCCAGGCATCGCCGGAGACCCAGGCACCGCCGTAGACCCGGGCATTGCCGGAGACCCAGGCATCGCCGTCCTGCGCTAGGTTTTCTTCCTTTTCCACCCAGCCGCCAGTTTCCCCGGCATCCACGCCAGCAAAGGCTACCATTGCCTTGATACGATGCAGGGTAATGGTGCCAATTTGCAAGGTTTCATCGGTTAATTCGTACTTTTTCATTTCGCATTTCCTTTCTGCGTTTTTTGTTATCCTTGCGCAAGAACACGCTGGATTGCTTCTAGCTCTGCCTTGCCAAGTTCGCCAGAGGCTCCCTTCGGAATATCCGGTTTCCCATATCTGCCGCTGGCTGCCTGATTGTTTGCTGCCCTGGCCGAATTTTGCTCCCTGGACAGCCAGGAATTGACGAACCGCATAATTCCAGTTTTGGTTTTCCGGTTTTTGGGATTAGCCAAAAGCCATCCCCGCATACTCCGTAGCTGTTGCGCCACGTCAACGGCAGGATACAGGCCGGACAACTCGGCCACAACCACCACGGGAATCTCAAAATCCGTGCCGTCAACCAGCGGAAGCACCGCCGCAGGTGGGGGGCTGCTTGGCAGCTCACCGCAAACCTCCGAAGGAGGTATATTATCTATCTCATTCTCTACCTCTACCTCATTCTCTACCTCTACCTCATTCTCTTTCTCTTTCTTGCTTGCGGTTTCTCCTTGCTTGCCAGTAGCTTCCGGTTTGCTTCCGGTTTGCTTGTCGTTTGCTTCCGGTTTGCTTCCACCTTTTTTCCCACTTTCGGAGCGTTCTTTGGCCTTATCAAGCACAGGCCGAAGCAACTCAAAAGCAATTGCTACAGCGTCGGAAGCAGATTCCAAGTCAGGCTCGATCTGATACAGCGCATAGGCACAGATCATGTCGTAAGCATCCACTCTGTCCTGCTTTTTCTTGATCCGGCTGATCGCCTTGTAAAAGCTTTCGTAAAACGTAAATTGTGTACGCTGCACTTTCTACACCTCTTTAATCTTGATTCCGTAGCGTTCCAGCATCAGCTTTCGCTTGATCTTGTATGCTTCCGTCCTAAACCCTTTTGCGTCCTCCACAACGATTTTCTTGTTCTGGAAATAGATAAAATCTGCTATGTAGCTGCATTCACGTTCCAGGCACTTTCCACGGGCTGATTTTGTTGGGCTATCGGGGTTTTCGTACTGTGCTGGGATAAGGACGAATTTTACTTGCATCTGAAGGTAATGGATTATCCCATCCCGTTCCAGAAGTTTCAATTCCTGATACCTGGCAGCCTCCCTTTTGCTGGAAAACGTAATGCCATCTACCACGATTTTTCTGCTGCCGTACTTGCTACGTCTCATTTGCATTTCCTTTCATATCTGGGGCTTTCGCCCAGGTAGCTGTCAGAACGGCAGCTTAGGATCATCCGCAGTGATCGGCTGATACCCTCCGAACCCCTGCTGTTCATATCCGTTATTCCCCTGCTGTGGGGGGCAGGGATGGCTATATCCGGCACTTTGCTCTGTCCTGGTTACACTCTTCTGGTCATTTTGAGAATTTCGGCGGTTAGAAAGGAGTTCCACTGCTGTGGTTACTATCTCAAATGTTCTACGCTTGTTTCCGTTCTTGTCTGTCCAGTCTCTGGCTTGCAGTGTTCCGGCGGTGGCGACGATATCGCCCTTGTGGCCGTACTGCGTCAAATACTCAGCCCCCTGCCGCCATGTGACGAAGTCCAAAAAATCAGTCACGTCCTTTGCCATCGGCCTCTTTACGGCCAGACTGTAGGTGCAAACTGCTGTCCCCTCCTGGGTTCTTCTCAGCTCCGGGTCGGCGGTCAGCCTCCCGACAAATTGACAATTATTCATGCATTGTTCTCCTTTCGGTAAATCAGATCGTTTTCGTTCCAGCCAGGATAAACGTCCATCAGGTACTCCCGGAAATACGCCCTCATTTCCATTCTCGCCGTTGTTTGATCGTACCGCCTATGGCATTCCGGGCAAAGTGTTATGCCGTTCTGAGCAATGCCAAGCCCTCCCTGCGCCCTGGATATGTAGTGGGCGTTGCTCCATGCCAGGGGCGCGGGGGCGGGAGCACCGCAGAATACGCAACACGTCCAGCCGTCAATGCTGTCCCGCTGGGCAATCGCCATTTTTTCACTACGGGTGAAATCTCTCGCTTTGGTATCTTTCCTCACCGCCATTCCTCCTTAAGCAGTTCCAGCTTGTCCGGGGGCAGGGTTTCAATATCTAGCGCTTTGCAATCCTGTATCAGACTGTCGATCAGCCGCGCCATCTGCTTGGTGTCGTAGGTGCTGGAACCGTGATATGCCGCCAGATTCCGGCACCCCGGCACCTGAGACGCGCCCAGGCTGTCCACCAGCCATCCAAGCCCGTTTTTCTGCCAGCTCCGTGTAAAGCGGTCTGCATCCTGTTCCCGGACGCACATAGGCGTGTAGTTGTCTCCCACGCCCCGAATGGCGTTCCGGTAAACCTCTACCGGGGGAAGCCCCATAGCGGCGGCAAGCTTGTGAATCAGTACCCAAGCATAGGCGTTTGCGTCAAGGCTCCGCTTTTGCCGGTGTTCTTTCAAGGATAGGTCATATGGCATGGCCTTCATCTTTCGAATAAAGGCCATTGCCTTGCCCAACTCCGCACGGGAGGGCTTGACCATCAGCCAGCCGCCCTCAAGCTTAGCCTCGGTGAATGTAAGCTCCGTCATGACTGCTGCCACACAAATGCCCGAAGATTCTTCGTGTCATTTCGGATTGCCAGTCCGGTGATTCGCCCGGTCTTCTCGTCGTAGGCGATCTTCTCCACGCTGAACTTGTCATAGCAGTTGAACCGGGTCTTTCCGTTGAAGGACGACTCCTTGATCTCCGCCTTATTGCTGGGAATCCAGACGAACGGGGACGTATACAGCTCTCTGCCGATGCCCCAGCGAAAACCAGCCCGTTTGAAAGCGTCGCTTGCCTCGCCCTTTTTCTGGTTGCCCTCCTCGTCCTCCCGGCTCTCGATACCACAGTCCCATTTCCATTGCGTGCTGCCGTTCTCCTGGATGATCCCGATACCGGCGTACAGATTGCCCTTGATCTCCTTGTAATCGTTCGTCCAGTTGCCCGCCCCTACAGTCTCGTCCAGCAGATCCATATCCGTTCTTGCCGTCTTGTACAGCAGGCACACAAGCCCATTTTCCCTCACCTGTTTTACCTTAACCTCGATTTCGTCAGCGGTCAGAAACCGAAACATTCGTGCCATTGTTACCCTCCTTGAATTTCAGTGGGCACTCGTACCCCACTGTTACCCTTGTGTCCAGCAGATATTCCCCTGTCCGTCGGCACTGCTTCCTGGCATAGGTTTCCAGCATCGGGCATAGGTCGCAGCACACATGGCCTTCCGGGAAGTAAATGCTTGCTGTGGCTTCCACATACCACAGGCAGCTGTTTTTATCTGCCATAGCTTACCTCACTCATATGATATCTCCTGCCATTCTTCCCGGCTATCCATGCAGATATCGCAAATGGCATCATCCAAGATTTTCCAATATCTGTTCCCCACGGTGCTCCCGCAGCAGATACATACCGGTCTTCTTTCATCTCCGGCTTGGGGATCATACAAATAATCCCATTCCGGATTCACACCGATTAGGTTCCCCATTGACTTTCCTTTCTCGATTTGATATAATATCAGTGTTATCTAATTTCCTTTCCGTGTGAACCGCTTCCGGGCTTTCATCCTTGCCCGGGGCGGTTCTTTTTTATGCCGGTTCGACCGCTTCGCCATTTTCCAGCCACCGTTCCAGGGCTTTTGCGGGAATCAGAATCCGGCCTCCCACGACTTTTTTGGGGAAATCCGTACAATGCACCAGATTGTACATGTAGGTTCGGGAAACGCCGATAGCGTCTGCCGCCTCTGTCACGCTGTAGGCCAGCTTTTCCATAATTCCCACCCCCTTAAATCAAATCCGCTTTGGAAACCCCAAGGGCATCCGCCAGCCGTTCCAGCAAATCCAGGGACGGCTTTTTCACGCCGTGCTCGATCTGGTTAATCATCTGACTGGTAACGTATACCTTCGTCCCAAGCTCCTGCTGGGTCATGCCGTGCGCTTCACGCAGTTCCTTCATTTTCTTGTAGTTCATTCTTTTCCTCCTTTCGTTCGGGCAGCGGTTCATATCGCTTGATAGCGATTCCGCCCTTGTATGGATACCCCCGATATGGCACACCAAATTTCACATACGGCTCTAGTGCCGCAAATGATATTTGTGCGCAGCGGTTTCGACGGTTCAAGCATCTGCTGTTCCACCCTGGTTCAGCCGGAATAAACAGAATATGATCTTTCCCCATTTTCACTGTTATGTTGTCCACGCCGAGAAGAAGCTTTTTCGCAAGCGAATTAAAGTTAACCAGGCAGCGTGTATAATCGTAGGAATAAAAGGTTACGGTTGGGACTTTATACCTCCCTTTCCCGAAACTGCTGATATCCAGAAATTCTTCGCTTTCGTCAATTTCAATATCCGTTACCAAACCTCCGCCTCCTCGTTGAAAACGGTCATGGCATCGATACACCGGGGGCAGTAGTAATCCTTCCGGTCATCCGCCTCGATGCACAGCACCATAGGCTCCGCAATCGGATGCCCGCACCGGGAGCAATGGGGGAGCCTGGCCATGTACCTGTCCCAGGTGGATTCCCGCCGCTCTGCCTGGGTGTAAGGGGCGTTAATCTCCATTTACTTCACCCCATTCCAGCTTTTCTTCTGCCTTCCGGGCAATCCGGGCAACGAAAACGTAGTTCGGTGTCTTGTCCTGATTGGCCGGAACCGTGCCGTGCAGATAGCCGTTCAGTACCTTGGGATCGCAATTCCGGAAGGCGTACACAATACATTTCCGGATTCTTTGCTCTGCCCTCTGTGCGTTGCAGTTGTACTTGATGGCTAAGTCCTTGTAGATGTGCCGGTGATTTCCGCCCATCCAGAGGGCGATTGCGTCTTCCAGCATTGGGAAGCCGATCAGGTGTTCGCCCGCCCCGATGTCCAACAGGATGTCGGTTGCGGCCTGTCTCGCTTTCTTTTCGTCCATGGTTTATTCCTCGCTTTCGTTGATTGGGAAATACAGCCGGAAGATGTACGTCGCCGGGAAAACCGCCCCGCCAAGGCAGAAGGTCACAGCCGCCCAAACCGGGAATGGGCTGAATGCGGAGAAACACAGGGTAGCAAGGCACACCAGAATATACCGCTTGATTGCCTCGGAAGACTTTTCTTCCCGCTCCATGTCCTCCCGTGCGGCCTTGTCCGCCGCCGCCCGTTCGGCAATCAGCTCTTCCCGTGTAAGTGCCTGGGCAGCTCTTGCCGCCCGGTGGGCGTTGATCCCGGAAATCATTTCCATTTCGTAGGCATCAAGAGCCTTATCCGCTTCCTGAGCGGCCTTTTCCTTCTGGTGATATTCCAGGTTGCGCTTGAAAATATCCTGAGTGTCCATAGAAATTTACCTCGTTTCATGTTTTCCTTTCTGTGTGTTTGCCCTGCCATCATCAGCACCGGGCGGGCGGTTCCGGTGGACGGCCAGGAGGCCGTTTCGGCATTATTGGTTATTCGGGTTGTTGTGGATTTTATCTATCAGCACAATGGCCATAGAATTTAAGTCGTAGTACATTTTTTTTAGATCATCGCCCATGGTTATCTCAAAGGGATAATTCGCGAATCCGTAATTTTCAAAGATGCACTGCACATGTCTGATGCCGTCCAGGATTACTCTTAATTCCTTCTTGTTCATGTGTTATCTATCCTTTCTGCAATCGCTGCCCGGATTATTCCAAGCCGCTTTTAATGATGTATTCCGCTTCCTGCGCTTCCAGTAAGTTCAGCATTCCATTGGTTCCCTTGATGATGTTGAACTCCTCTTCCAGTACGTCCCAGACCCAGCATCTATTTGCGCCGTATTTTTTTGCCATTCGGGATACAAACTGTGCTGCGCTTACATAGGTAACGCCGTGCATGGTCATTTTTGTTTCCTCCCAAAATGTTATCTAAATCCTTGAATTTTTCTGTTTGTTGTGCTATATTGTAGATGTTCCTTAACTCTGGTTACATTATAATCCCTAATTCGAGATTTGTCAAGTGCTTTTAGAGATTTTTTTCTCGAATTAGTTATTCTAAAAAGGAGGTGATTCCATTGGAGTTTTGTGAACGGCTCGAAGAGCTGCTTAAAGAAGAAAACATTATGCAAAAAGATTTTCTGGCAGCGTGCGGGCTAGGAAGAAACTCATTTAGCAATTGGCGAAAAAGTAAAGCGGGATATCCAACGCTACCGGTGCTGAGGTCAATCAGCGATTATTTGGGCGTAAGCGTTGAATATCTGAAGGGTGAAACCAACGACAGAGGGCAAAAAAATTCCCCGATGCCGTCAGATGGCACCGGGGATGAGATGGAACGCTATTATGCGCTGCTTAGCCCTGAGAATCAGGCGTTTGTGAAGTCTGTAATTGCTGAGAAGCTAAAAGAGCAATTACAAGGGCCTTGACTTCGGCCTGATCCTCCTTGCTCAGCTGGTTGAACATTTCCGTGAATTCTGCCATTGTTAATTGCTCCTTTCGTTTTTTACGGCGGATGCCGTTGAGTACGATCATATGTTTGGTTTGCGAAAACATATCACACTAATGGTACCATAAAACGGGTACGAAAGAAAGAGGGAATATTAAAATGAAGAGATTTGGTGCGTTGCTGCTCTGCCTGTTCCTATTGCTGGCAGGCTGTGGATCAAAAAAAGTGGAAACAATATCCCTGGTTGCGGGAGTTCAGGGGCAGTATGGTGAGCCGTTTACCATCAACAAGGGGACGGAGTTTGAAGAAAATTATTTCATTTATCGTGTTCCCACCGGAACATATACGGTGACAAACGTTGGAAAGTACCTCAACCAATTCAACGTGTGCGGCGAAACTGTATACACTACTGACGATGGATGGGAAGAGCTATCCGATGTGTACTATGTCAAGGCACTAAAGCCTGGTGAATCCGATACGGTAAAGATCGAAGATGGGCAAATAATCGAAATTCACGAGCCGGGGGAGTACGAATTGACGAAATCTGAATAGGGAACAAACGGTTATCATTCCCGGAGTATTCCGGGAATGCCGCTAGTACTAGCGGCGCGGTCTTTTGGATTTGCCCGGCCCCCTGGTGCCATTCGGGAGCCGGGCCGCCGCCGGAATGGTGTGTGCCCCTTGCCGGTTGCTGGTGTTACTGTAGCACGGAAAGCAGAAAAATAAAACGACCGGAAAGGATAAACTGTAACACAAAACATGGCAATTTGCTATGTAAAATAGGGGTGAACGTATTTTGAAGCTATCGCAGGAAGGAAAGAACGCAAAAAAGACAAGAGAATTTATCGAAAGCATATGGAATGCCCGACTTGAAAAGAAGCGCACCTATCAGGAGATTTCTGACGAAACTCTGATCCCGTATCACACGGTGTGCCGATTCTTCCAGGGAACCATAGAAGACCCGGGCATATACCTTGTGAATGAACTGTGCCATGCGCTGGGTGTGCCCTTGTTCCCAGCGGATCAGCCAGACACGACCGCAGAAGTGGAGCAGTTGAAAACCGAGCTACAGCACAAAGACGAACTTATCGCCGAAAAGGACAAGGCAATTGAACGCCTGCTGGATCGGAGCCGGTTAATGGAATCCGGCATTGAATCCCGGGAGAACCGGCTTACCGAAAAAGAACATGAATTGCACACCGTGCAGGACGGGAGCAAGCCTCTGGTTTACGGACTTCTGGGTCTGTGCGTGATGCTGGCTGCCGTCCTTCTCGTTTACATCATTCTTGATGTAAAAAATCCGTATCAGGGATTGATACGGACAGGGGAAGGGGGTGCATCCATCATTATATGGGGCGGCGTTTCCGGCGTAATTGTTGCGCTAATTGCGATAACCCATATGGTAGTTAGTCGGTGGTATGCCCATCAAAAAAATAAGGGGGAATCTTAATGGCAAGAAAAGCCGCCTCCGGCTCCGGCACGATCCGGAAAAAAGAGATTGTCAGAAACGGCACGAAATACACCTATTGGGAAGGCCGCTACATGGCAGGACGTGACCCGTTGACCGGGAAGCCCGTCCGTAAATCCATCACCGGGAAAACCCAGAAGGAAGTCGCCCAGAAGCTCCGGGAAGTGGTTTCCTCCGGTGCCGACAGCGCATACAATCCAAACAGCGGTATCACCGTGGAAAAATGGCTGAATCTGTGGATAACCGACTACGCCGGGGAGAAGAAAGAAACCACCATAGCCAACTACAAGATGTGGATTGATACCCGCATAATCCCGGCCTTGGGGAAAATCAAACTGGAAAACCTGCAAGCCCACGACATCCAGCGATTTTACAACGGGATCAAAGAAAGCGTTTCGGCGAAAACCGTCCGCAATATCCATGGCGTTCTCCACAGTGCCCTCACACAGGCGGTGCGGAATCGGATCATCCTATATAACCCCTCAGATGCTTGCGCCCTGCCGAAGGTGGAAAAGCGGGAAATTACCCCGGTGGTAGACGACGATCTCACAGCCTTCCTGGATGCCATCAAGGGGCACAAATTCGAAGACGTTTACCTTGTGGATATTTTTACCGGGATGCGCCAAGGGGAAATCCTTGGCCTGACATGGGACTGCGTGGATTTTGCGAAAAGTCGGATTTGTGTCAACAAGCAGCTCGTCCGGGTCAGGGGAGGGAACGGGGAGCATTTTCTCCGTTCCACCAAAAAAGACAATATCCGCTACATTGCAATCCCCGGTATCGTTGCCGACCGGCTGAAAGCCATCCGGGAGCACCAGCGGGAACTCGCCGCCGAAGAGCCGTGCACCTACCGAAACGATATGAACCTTGTATTCACAAACGATACCGGAAAATATCTGGTGGAAATCACGGTTTACAAAAGCCTGAAAAAAATCTTTGCCGGTATCGGCCTTCCGGAATCCAGGTTCCACGATCTGCGTCACTCCTACGCCGTCGCACTTCTGGAAGCGGACGTGGACGTGAAAACCCTGCAAAATAATTTAGGACACTCCAACATTTCCACGACCCTTGACATCTATGCCCACGTCACCCAACGACTGCAAAAGGACAGTGCCGACAAACTAGAAAAATTCGTTTCCGGCCTGCAAAAACAGGGGTAAAAAACCTGGTTGGGGAAAAAGCCGGGGAAAACAGCAAAAACACGCTCCCCAAAAAACGTCGCTCCCGAAACAATAGCAACAAAAACCGTAGGCAAAAATAAAGAACCCACCCCAAATCACAACAATTCCGGGCGGGTTCTTTTGGCGGAGAAGGAGGGATTTGAATTTTGCATATTCCATCCATATAGTTATAATGCGTTATTTTCTCTCGAAAAACGTCCATGTAATTACGTTATGTATTGTAGATTGCAAATCCTGTTGGGGAAAAATATGGGGTAAAAAGCACCGACTAATGATTGATATGTACCCCCGATACTGGACACCCGGTATCGGGGGTACATATCAATCATTAGTCGGTGCTTCTGCTTATTTTTTGGCTTTTTTCTTTTCCAGGTACTTCATGATTCGCTGGACGTTGGCGACTTTGGGTGGCTATTTCTCCAACTGAATCAGGCCGGCCGCTTCCTGAAGCATGAGCCGGGTGTAAAGTGGGCACGCCCGTTTTCCTATGCACCAGTTTTCCACGGTTCTCTGCGGTATGTTGTAAAGCTGGGCGAACTTGGCTTGGCTCAGGCCTGTAGATTTTACGATTTCCCGGATTGATCGCACATATGCGGAATAGGCGGCCTCTCTGTCTCCGGCGTTGGCGGCAGTTTCGGCGGCGAAGTATTCGGATAAATCGCTCGCGGCTTCTATCTCGGCAATTAGCCGGGAAAATTTTTCTCGATTCATGCGCATCCCTCTTTCTCACCGCATGGATGCACTCTCAAGCTCTGCCCCACATTCGGCACAAACGCGCCTCATGCGATGCCCCAGATCCCCAGCCACTCTGAGATATAGGCTTCATCTTCTTCATCGCAGGGTTCCCAGATTTCGGGATCGGCCAGAAGCGCGTTCACGCTCTGGATCATTTCCTCAGAGTCCGCATTCTCCAGCTCATTCAGGGTACAGGGATCTCCATTGGAGGTGAGCACCCAGCCGCCGTAAACGGCATCGATACCGGCATAGAGCGCGAAGGATTCTTTTCCGCTGAGGAGGGCATGGGCGGTAATCTTGCCATCATCGGCAAATTCTACATAAGTTTTTTTCATGGTTGTGATCTCCTTTTCATTTTTATTTTTTGCTTGGGTATCGCTCTTTGTGCCTTCAGTATACCACCCATTGGACGGATTGTCAACCCCTTTTTTCACAAATTTCAAAAAATTCCCTGCGCAAATGTTGTGCAGGGAATCAGATACAGTGTTAATCTTCCAGCCGCCGCATAATGGCGGCGTACTCCTTGGGATATAGCGCCCGGATGCAGCCAATGTGTTCGTCTAGCGCTTCCAGCAGTCGGGGCATTCCAGCTACCCGGGCCGCTTTGACAAAATCGCTGCCGCCGGTTTCCACCGGCTCCGGGGACATAGAACGCATTTGCGTAGGGGTAATATCGGCGGAACGGGAGCTTTCTGGCAACAGGTGATCCAGGATGGTGTAGCACGCCGCCATAAGCTGGCAGGCGGAAGCGGTAGGCTTTCGCATTGCCCGGCACTCTTCGATTGTTTCCAGCAAGTCCCGTTCCGTTAACATTGTTAATCCTCCATGCACCGCAGAGCCTTTTCTAAGGCCTCCCGCGTCCGGCTATCCGGTGCGTCGTCCATCATGCGCCGTAGCTTGCCAGCCATATCATCCTTCGCGTCTGCCCGACTGTAGCGTCCCATACTGTCACGCTTCCGGCCTCGGTAACTCATGCCGTCCCGGTAATCGCCACGGTAGCCTTCCCGGCCATAATTGCCCATAGCGTACCAGTCACCGGCGTTGCTGTACTCGCCGCCCATCATAATCTTGTCCAGGTTCTTCAGGGTGTGGGTCAGTTTGTCAACGGTTTCCAGATCACCGGCCGACAGATCACCTTTTCCGGCGATCTCGTCCAGTTCCCGGCAAAGGTTGTCTCTCAATTCGTCCCAATGTTTCATTTTGTTCACCTCCATCACGCCACACGCTCGATCAACAGATTGGCGTTGGCAACGTCGATAGCCTCGGTGGAAATGTTGCGCACGGACAGGGTAGCGCAGCACCCCCGTGGAACATCCACGAAAGCAGCAGTCACCGCATTATAGGCCGCACCAACGGCAGTTGGTGTTACCGTTGCGGTTGTGGTTTGGATAGCTTCACCGCCCAGAGCCAAGGCTACGCTGATAGCTCCGACAGTACCGCCGGTGGGAACGGCAAGGTTTCCACCAAACAGCACCCGATACCGGGCGATAGGAGAGCACCCATTGCAGATACCCCGCAGCGTTACCAGCCCGGAACCGGCACGGTGAACAACATACCCCCGGTTACACCGAACCGGCGTGTCGGTAAAAAGCACGTTCTGTCCGGCGGGAACCGTCTGGACAGCGTTTGCAGTAAGTTCAACCGCCATTTTGTACCTCCTTACGCTACATTGCCGCAGCCGTAGCCGTTACCATAGCAGCAGTTAGGATTCTGCACCTGGTAGGCGGGCACAGGGCGAGGATTGTAGTAGGCAAACTGATTCTCGACGTAGCCTTTGATGGTAAGGTTCTGGGCATTCTGACTTGCCGCCAACTGCGCCATGAAAATCTGCTGATTCTGATCCGCAATCTTCTGATCCTTTGCCGCCAACTCCTGGGCAGTAAGCCGCTGATCAATGGAGCGGAAGCCGCAGTTCATAGCGTCGATGATGTCCCGGGTGGTGTTCTGGACGGTGTTCCGGGTTTCGCAATTCTGCGTGGCCAGATTGTAGTTGACCCCCTGGATAGCCTCCCGGTTCTCGCAGCAGCACTGCTGCTGTGCCATCTGCATCTGGAAAAGCTGCTGCATCAAGGCCGCCTGCTGGTTGCACCGGGACAGTTCCGCCGCCTGGAAACCGTTGCTGAGATTCTGATTCACGTTTGCAAACCCATTCAGCATACCGGTGTTCATGGCATAAAAACCGTCACAAAGTCCATTATTCACGCCGTCGATTTTTCGCTCGATGTTGGAAAAATCGGAAGCGAGGACATAGCCATCCACAACGCCAGCACCGTTTCCACCGCCGAAGCCGCCGCCCCAGCCGTTTCCGCCCCAACCGAACATGCCGAAGATCAAGAAAACAATGATCCACGTTGCCCAGTCGCCGCCCCAGCCCATGCCGTTATTGTAGCCATTACCGCCCTCGGTGCAAGCCCTGATATCGGCAGGGGAGAGGTCATTAGAAATGCTCATGTTTTTGTTTCCTCCTTATAAGATAATTATTATAACAGCGGCTCTACCGCTTGTTACCGAAACCAAACATCCCCCGGAACTGCTCAAATTGGCCTTGCATTTGCTGGGCCATTTGCTGCGCCTGGTTAAGCTGCTGCTGGTTGACCCGTCCGCTCTGCATCAGCTGGTTAAGCAGTTGTTTAGGGTCTTGCCCCTGCATTTGCCGCATAAATTGTGGGAACTGCGTCATCATCTGCATAGGATTAGCCATCATTGTGCTTTCCCTCCGTCATCTGTTTAATTTTTTCTTCCACCGCCGCAAGACGCTGTTCAAATCCGGCATTTACCCCCTCTGGTGTGTTCCCCGAATCCCGGATTTTGTATTCGTATGCCACTAGGGGCATAGGCCGCCCATTCATATCCGCCCTTTTTTCGTAAAATACCGGTTTGTTGCTGTCCCATAGCCGGACAAAGCCATTTGCCGCCACCAAAAACGCCTCTGCCGCAGATTCGGAGGCAACCCAAATCCGGTCATCCTGTGGGCTTTGCGGTTGTGCGGTGTTCTGCCCTAGGGGCATCTGCTGGGTAGGTGGTTGCATCTGCTGGAAATAGTTCTGCGGATAGTACCCGCCGGGTTGATAGATTGGCTGCATATACGGATTTGCCATCATTCACGCCTCCAAAAATAGATTGGGTTTTCGTCCATCGAATTCCATGTGTCGTACAGTACGCCGTCAACCACGGTGGCAACGTGGTTTTTCAGGGCAACGACATAGATTCCCTCTGGGTATTCCCGGATAAAATCGCCTATGGTGTAGCAGTCCGGGCATTCTGCCGGAATCGATGCCCGACGAAAGCCATTTTGCCGGAGGACTGCGCCCCATACGTTGTTGGCACTGGGCATATCGCATTGTGATAATCCTTCGGTTGCAAGTGCGACATATGCCTGATACCAATCGATATTTAACGCCTTTGCAATCGCTCTTACGGCACAATCGCCGACTTTCGCCGTCCGGGGGTTCGGGTTAAAACTTCGGAAAACGCCCATAGGCATCGCCCCTTTCTACCCATATAATAACAAAAAACCAGGCGAACGAATCATCATCGTTTCGCCTGGTTTTCGTCAGAAAATCGTCACTTTTCCGTCAAATAATCAGATCATCCGGGAGTATGGCACTAAACCCCTTGACTGCATCGTATTTCCGTTGCAATCGTCGGACAACTCTGGTTATTGTGGCTTGGGACACACTGTATTTCTGCGATTGCCAGTATTGGCAGTGCCCGGCGGCACGGGTAGTCAGAACATCCTTTTCCAGCAACGTGAGACACGCCAGCCGGTTGAACTCGTCAATGACCACCCGATTTAATCCGGGCTTGTCCACCTACCGCATCAATCCTTTCTGGGGGAAATGTAGGTTCTTGCCTGCTTGCTATCGCTCAGTCCGGCGGTGGTGGGATCGTTCACCACGCCCAGGATCGCCAGCAGGGCAAACATGGCATTCACCACGGCCAGCAGCTTGTCGCCGATCTCGCCCAAATCCAGGGTGTAGCCGAATACGGCGGCTACCGTCTGCGCCAGCAGAAGCAGGGCAGGGATAGCGGCAAGCCAGAAGTTCTTGTTTTTGATCCGCACGGTCCAGTTAATCATTTTTGTTTTCCTCCTTAAATTTTAGCCCAGCCCAAGCCGGGCAAGAATAAACCCCATCAGAGCCGCCACAATGGCGTAGATGCCCTTTTCCACCACCAGTTTCCATCGCTTTCCAGGCTCGGCTTTTAGCTCCTGCACGTCCGTACATAGGCTATCGACCTTTTCCCCGGTGGATTCCACACGTTCTGCCATTACGGCCACAGATGTAGCCAGCGTGTTCACTGCTTCCGTGTGCTTTTCCAATGCGTCCAGGCGGTGAGAATTGGATTTGCTTCGCTGCTCCACTGCGGAGAGCCTGCTCATGTACTCCGCCTCTTCCATTTCTCGCTCCCTTCTCAACCGTTCCACCGGCTGTATTTGCCATTATCCACATGCACGCCCCAGTCGTAGCGGCCAAGGCCGCCCCGTCCGGGCATCTTTTCCGCCTGTACCTGTTCGGCGATTTCCTGCAACCGGGCGGCGGAAATGTCCCCGCCGATGGGAGCAAGATCAACGGCTCGGCCGATCAGATGCAGACTGTTGGACACCCCGCCCACATCGGCGTTGTGCTGCTTGCACCTCACACCGGAATTTACGCTTAACGGCACTCCTGCCCTGCGGCGTATCTCGTCCGCCATGCGCACGGTTTCCTCTGCCGGTTCTGCGGGAAAGCCGTTGCAGTATTTCCCACCACACTGGCACCGGAACTCCTCACGGCGGAAGTATTTGATATCGTCCCAGAACGTGCCCGTCTGGGCGGTACTCTGGCCGCTGGAAGTGGTTTCCGCTTTGGCGGGTGCGTACATTCTACCCGCCGAAACCGCCGCCAGAAGGGCGGCCTGGGTCTCCTGGCCGGGGTCTGCGTCCGCGTTCAACCCTTCCGCCGCCTGGAAAAGCTTCACGGCCTGTCGGGTCTGGCTGCCGGTGATCCCGTCCGGGGTGCCAACAGGATAGCCCAGATAAGTGAGCAAGCACTGCACTTGCAAGATTGTCATGCGCCCACCGCCTCCTCGATCTCCGTCAAAGCCGCCTCGTACTGGGCGACTTTGGCTTCCATGGCGGCATACTGCTCGGCCATCATCCGCATCATCACAGCGGCGGATTCCGGGGACGTGGGTTCCAGTTCCGCCTCCGTGGCTCCCACTATGGCCATCAGCGTAGATTGTAGCTTATCCATCTGCCGACACCTCCGACAATTTTGTGATGTACTGGATTTTTGCGGGTACGTCCAGGGTATAGCCCTCGTCGGCCTTGGGGTAGTGCATGGTAATGCTGCCGCCCGGCTCCGTGGCAAAGATCAGGTCAAAGTTCTCCGGCCACACGGCGGACAAATCAATAACTTCCGGAGTGGCCAGCTCATAATATAATTTTGCCCCAATCAAAGCTGCTCGACATTCGTCCAGGGTTGTGAATGTATCAAACACATACATTTCGGCCATCCCAGATGCAGAATCATCCGTTTTCCCAACGTAATAATGCTTCGAATCCGTAGCAAATTCATAGAGAAACTCATACGGGGAAAACAATGTTTTCCCGATTCCGGGTTTTCGCTTTATATCTATTCGCACAGTAACGCGGGAGCATGTGGCTATTTGTGTGAAGTACAAATAGTTCTCCGATCCGTCGAACGCATATCCGCCAACAACATGATGATACTGCTTTGCCGCAAAATCGATATAGTTATAGCAATCAGCCGATACGCCGATACCATAATCAGGGCACAAATCCCGGATAGCTTGCGGGATGGGATAAGCACCGGAGCTTTCTCCGGCGGTGTTGGCCACCCGCACCTCATCCACCGGGGCATCGATCAGCACATTATTTTCAGCGTCCCTTTGGCTCATACCGCCGATCTCCAGCACCGATCCGGCGTGGGCACCGCTGGGCACCGTCCGCTGGTAGGCCGCCGCATCATCCGCCTCAAAATCCCAAGTCTGTCCCTGATTAAGTTCCGCCTGGAATTTGATCGCCCGCTGGGCTTTGGCAAGGTCTTTCCGGGCAGTCTCCAGAGCAGTCTTGGTCTGGGCCAGCTCTTCTTTGGTTTCCGCCAGCCCCGTTGCGTTGGCCTCGATTTTGTTCCTGTCTTCGGCAACCCCCTGTGCGGCTTCCTCTGCCTTCTCCTGAGCCGCTTCTGCCGCCTTTTGGGCGGCCTCCGCTCCTGTCCGGGCGGTCTGGGCTTCCTTCGCCGCGGTCTCTGCGGCGGTCTGGGCGGCTTTGGCTCCCGCCTGGGCTGTCTCCGCACCCGTCCGGGCGGCCTCCGCTCCGGTTTCGGCGGCTTCAGCCCCGATCTTTGCGGCCTGCGCCGCCTGAGCCTGTTGGGTGGCCGTTGTTGCCGCCTCCTGGGCGGTCTGGGTGGAATTTGCTGCCGCTCCCTGGGCGGTTTCGGCATTGGCCTTGGCCGTCTGTGCCTGGTCTCTGGCCTTTTCCGCCTCGGCCTGCGCCGATTTTGCGGCTTCCGCCGCTGCCTCGCTGTCCTTCCGGGCTTTTTCCTGGGCGGCCACCCACTGCGCCTCGGTGCCGCCATATCCGTATTTCACGGCAATGGCATAGGCAGAGTAGGCTCCGATATCCTGTTTAATCGCCATATACGATAATCAGCCTCCCGTTATTATCTTCCATGGTAATATCCGCCTGGTTGTTTTTATACAGGTACAAGTGCCCATCCGCTTCGCCCTGGACGAACATCCAGCCCCGCTTTTCCATTTCCTGCTCCGCCCGATCCGCCGCCGTTTCCGCCCTCTGGGCATCCGCTTCTGCCTCCTGGGCAGATTTCCCGGCAACTTCCTGGCTCTTTCGAGCCGCTTCCGCCGCCATTGCCGCCTGGGTGGCGTTGGCTTCCGCACTCCGGGCGGCTTCCGTAGCACTGGCCGCCGCGTCTTTGGCCGCCTGGGCATCCTTGGCCACGGCCTGGGTGTAGGGTTTCAGGGGTTCGTCCGGCTCCGGGCCGGGTTCCGTCATGGATCGAATGGTATTGGTTTGATAGGTAACAGATTTCGCTACCGCCCCATTTTCGCCCAGCCACTGCAATTCTGCCTGGCCACGTCCCGGAAAGGCCGTGTCCGTCCGAGATGCCAGCCAATAGACGCTTTCTCCGTCTTCTATGATTGGGACTAGATACGGCTCCTGGTCGACTGACCGCTGGTGTACCAGTTGCACGGTGCCTTCCCCACGCCGGATATTGGGCAGGACTACCCGTGTGACCTGGCCCTCGACTTGCTTTCCCAAGTCAATGACACCCGCACGGGGTACCACATCATAGATATCATAGATCAAAGTATCAGTCATAATGCCCTCCTTCCAGCCCCAGCGCAATGCAGACAATCCCGATAGGCAGCAGTAGCACCATGGGCAGGATCAGCACCACCAGCCAAAGCAGCCTAGCCATTGCCTTCATCCGCCGTCACCTCTTCCCATGCTGCCGGGTAGGCCGTGGGCGACCACACGTTGTTGTCCTGGACACTGCGCCAGACCTTACCGCCGTCGGTGCAGCAATCCCCCTTGCCGTAAGGGCTGGTGGAAATAGCCACAAAGGGCAGGGCTTTCGCCGGGTCAGTCGACCACACAAAGCCCCACTGTGCGGGTAGGTCTTCTGGGGCAGCGGTGTAGACGGTGCTGTCGTAGGGCTGCTGCAGCCGCACCACACGGCCAGCCGGGGACAGGCACACAAACCCCGCCGTGCGCTCCAGCATGTTCTTGTTGGCCTTTGCGGCGGCAAAGGTGGGGATATCCCCGTCGGCGGCGTAAAGCTCCGTGCCGGTCATGCTGGGGGCTTTGTCCTGCAAGGACAGGGCATTCGCCCGGCCCTGGGCGTACATGATTTCCTTCCGTTCCTCCTGGGTCACAGACTATTCACCCCTTTCTGGTATTCCGCGTCCAGCTCCTTCAGCTGCTCGTCGCTGCCGCCGGTTCCGGCCTTGATTTCTGCGATCTTGGCCAAAATAGCATTTTTCCGTTCCTCGATTGTCATAGACTTAATGCCTCCTCGATTTCAGATAGGGCTTTTTCGTATTCCGCGTTCTGGGCACTCAGGCTCTCCAGCTGCTCCTGCTCGTAGGCTCTTTGCGCCGCATCCAGCTCCCGCCAGGGCTTCCAGGGACAGACCATTTCGCCGGAAAAAGTCACGCCGTCCGGGCGTGTCCAGCTTGCACCCGCAGGTACAAAGCGGTAGCCCTCGACGTAGGCGGCACACTTGCCGTCAAAATAGTCCGTTTCCACGGCGGTCAGGCCGTCCCCTGGGGCGGTGTGGCACTTGTAATCACTATCAATGTAGATTGTCACGATCACACCTCCAGCCACATCTGTAACAAATTAGCCTTAGCCGCATTTTCATAGAAGAATGGATGAATCTCGGATAACGACTCTATGCTGCTGATATCAACTGATACAATTGCATCGCTTTTTGTGGAGGTACTGGCCAAATCCTTTCCACTGGAGTTATGTACTCCAGCACTAGCGGAACTAACTGTAGTATTATACTGTTTAATAGTTATATTGGCCTTTAGACTAGTAAATCCCGAAAGGTTAATAGAGTTGGTGGTATGAACCTTTGCTCTAGGCTGGTTTGAGGAGGTTTTGGAGTCAATCGTTATCATATTATCCCCAAAGGTAATACTTGCGGTTCCTGATTTCTTAACCCATCCCCCGGTTAGGTCTGTATACTGATCTCCATCCTTGTACACATACCATTTATCAACAGTATGGCTCTCGCCGCTGGCTCCAACCGTCACCTTCTCCACAAAGCCGGTGCTCAGCTTCACCGTCCACGCCCCTGCGTTTGGCACAACGCACGCCCATGTGCCGCTGGTGTCCGGTGCCGTCAGCGTGGTCACGCCGTCCGTGGCCGTACAGGCCAGGCCAGCCGGGTAGGTGATGTTGATGGTTGCGCTGAAGAACGTAATTTCTGCCTGGTAGTCCGCCTTGATCTCCACCGTCTTACTGGCCGTGTCCGTGCCATGGGTGATGGTGATTGTCCAGGTGCCTTCGGTCAGTCCCCGGAACACCACAAGGCCATTTGCCCCCACGGTCTTGCTTTTGACTTTTCCGGCCTTGTTTGCCACGGTGATAGCTGCACCAGCAGGGGCAGTAATGGTCAACGTACAGCCGGTTCCGCTTCCACCTGCGTTTGTCATTCCAATCATACTTTCGTCACCCCTTCCAGCAGATAATTGTATCGATTGCAACCGGGTTAGTCGGCTTGCTGTCAGCATAGATGTACACGCCACCGTTGTAGCATTCCGCCACCGGTGCAAAATTGTTGTCTGTCAGGGCGGCAACGCTATACACAACGTTTGGGATCATGGACGATAGCACATTTTCCAGGGCTACCGCCGCCCGGTAGGGGTAATCCTGGTATGGGCTAACAGGTTCAGGGTTATCGCCCAGGTACACATAAAACGCACTGGTTTTCACTTCGATATCCGAAAACACAAGCTTTTTCAGCTCCACGCCCGTTCCGGCTTCCAGATCGGATAATTCCTGATTTATGGACTGCAGCACATTATCTGCTTCATTTTCTATGCCGCGTATAAAACTGCGGTATTGCTGATTAATCACACTTGTGTCCGCTTTTACGGATTCTGTTACCAACCCACAAACGGAAGCATTAAACCGTTCATCGAGAATGTTTGCCGCATAGATAGCGGTTACGCCAGAAGCAACATAAATTCGCGCAAGGCTGATCTGCCGGATTGTATCGTTATTGGTTAGCTGCGGCACTGTAGGGCTGCTGCTCGCTGTGCCCTTCAGGATTTTCACTTCCGGATAGTCCACATAGTTTGTAGTTTTCCACTCCACTATTACACGGTCGAACCGCTTAAGCACGCTGTCCGCCTGGTCGATTGTCAGTTGCAGCTTCTTGCCGGTTTTCGCTTCGTTATCAATCCACCATACAATACCGTTTTTTCCCTCGTTCGCAAGCCACCCGGTTCCGTCCCCTACCTCGACTACCATCCCAGGCGTGTCTGGTACCGTGACCGCCGCATTATTTCCACCAGGGAATACGCCGGATGTCCTGCCGTGAAGCCAACGCATTACATCTTCAGCACCGATGTAAACGTCCTGATTGTTCGGAAAACTTTTGATATTAGCCATTTAATTTCATTGCCCCCAATGCTGTTAGAATAGGATCGCCCAGAAGCACTTCAGTCCGGGTTTTGTTGTTATCGAGCGTGTACTTGATGCCGGTAATCCGTGCGCTGAACGATACCCCGAACCGGGAAGATACGCACGACACAATGTCCCCAAGATCATAATACTTGCCCAGGTCTTCCGGATCGATGGATACGGAAAACGACTTTCGCCGGATTCTCTTTCCAAGCTCCATTTGCCCATAGGCGCGTGCTCTTTCTTTGCACTCGTCCTCCGTTTCGTCCTGCTCCTGCCGGACGGCAGTCTTGAGCCAAATTTCCCGGCGGTTGTCCCCGGTTGCATCTCCGACAATTTCAACAAATGTGTTGTTCTCGCCTTCAAGGCTTCCCTGCACATAGGCCACATTACAGAAAGTAGAATCATCATCGTTTATTACAAGGTCTTCCGCGCTCCCTTGCTCCTCCGAAAATACAATAGCATGGATTCCGGCGGTCAAATCACGCCCCTTGTATAGCGTGAACGTGTGGCTCATTGTGTCGGGATTCCATACCATTTTATGTCCGATGCCCTTCTCTTCCAGAAATGGCATGATTTCATCCAGCAGGTTCCCGCCCAAGAAAAGGTTGTCCGTTGTTTCCTCCATTCCGATGGGTTCCGCTGTCTGGATTCTGGTTAGCCCCCGAAGATTGAGCTTTACCAGTGCATACGCACCCTTTTCAATCCCATACATGTAGTAATTTTCCGAGATAATGCGCTTATTCAAAAGCCAATTCGCAGTGTAGCCGTTTGCAGTGATACGGTTGTTCGTCGTGTCCATTTTCGTGTTTTCAATTACAAAAGTCACATTTCTATCCGTATCGTATAGCAAATTTCCGACTTTCAGCGCGTTAATGTTGTAATCGTTCACGGGCGCAACCAGTATCAGCTTTCCGATATCGTTGTAATAGATATTCATGATAATGCTGATTGCGTGGCGAATTTCATACCGGGTGGAAAAGTCCTCAGGATAAATTTCAAAGCTCATAACGCAATTCCCACAATCTCGGTAGCGAAGTTTACGGCAATTTGCAGATTCTCAAGCCCGCTTTTCGCTTCCGGCTTCAATACGTTATCCCCGACTTCCAGTTGGAATAGGTTGCTTTTCAGGCTCAACGCACCCCGGCAGTCCCCATCCACAGACGAGGTTACATAGGTTCTGTCATGCGTAATTTGCACGGTCAGCCGCTCGCCGCCGGTAAGAGTTTTGTTCACAGCCAGGAGTTTGCCATTTTGCGCATTGGTGATGCTTGGCGTGTCCACGTCTCCGCTTGCCGTAAACGTTACGGTATACGGCACGGGAACCTGCCCGCGATTCTCCACGTTGATAAATTGCTCCCGCTTCAGCCGCCCGAATTGGTATTCTTTTGATATGTTCCAAGGGAATTTGAACAGCGGCTCAATGCCGAACAGTTCAACGGAAGCGGAATCATCCTTGCACCAATACGGATAGGCCGCTAAAAGGGAAAACTGGAATTGCGCGCCACATGGCTTCGCTTCAATGCTCGGCGTTGCCGTAGGCCATACGCTCAGGTAATAATCGTCCGCATACAGCTTTCCGGGAATATCAGGGCGGATAACAGATAGCAAATTTTCTTTATTCCCCATCTGGCCGTCTCCCACCAGATACCCGGTAATATTTACCGGGCGGGGCTGAATATTCTTGCTTTGGATCGTTGCGCCCGTCTGGTTGATGCCTTTCGCCTGGGACAGGGATACCGTTACCGTGTCGATGCCTTTGGGCTTGTTAATGAGATACCCTCCGGCATAATCAAAGATCACACCATCCCCATTCTCGTTCACATAGCGAAACAATTTGCTTAAATTGTTGAAGTTGATCAAAACGCCCACCTCGCTTGTGTGAAATATGCTTCTGTAGCCGCTGCAAGTTCTACCTCAGACTCAACGGGCGCATAAATATTCTGGATAATGGTTGGTACACCACGAGCCACGCCGCCAGATTCTCCGTCCGTGCTGAATACTACAGGCGTTGACCTTGCTGCGGAATATTCACCTATAGCCGATGCGTCAACGGTCGCGTGTATCGTCAGCTCAAAGCTCTCGAAGCTAGCGCGAAGCCGCGATTTCATTTGGTTAGCCAAAGAATCCAGCTGGCCTAAAACGCCCGATGTGCTGCCGCTGATGCCGCTTATAAGGCCTTGCATGGTGTTTGTGGCCGCTTGCAGAGCTTCCGCTTCTTGATCGAGTCCCGCAACCTTTTCAGCGTAATTATCGGATGCTTCCTGTATTCTGGCATTCACATTTTCAACCGCTAATGCAAGGCCATCAGAGTACGTCTGTCCCGCTTCCTGGTATGCCGTTATGCTTTCTCTTAGCTCTGTGAACTTCTGCGTTGCCTCTCTCGATCCGGCTCCGACACCTTCAATCTCCGTCCTGAACGCGGCCAGCAACCCGGCAGCGTCCTCCGTGCTCATGGATGCCAACATCTGGGAAAATCCATCAATACTCACGCCGGAATCGTCCGCCGCTTGCTTAATGTATTCAAAGTTTGAATCCATATTGGCAAGCAGCTCCGTATTTGCTTTCAGGTTCGCCTGCGCATCACCCCACGAAATCTCCGTTGCTTCTACCACATCTGTAAAAGCTGATCCTGCATTATGCAAGCCGTTGTAAATCTCGCTATAAGTATTTTGGTAGTCCTCCAGAATGGTCTGTGCCGCGGCGGCGTATTCCTCAGAAGCGGCCTTAATCACGTTTGCAGGTTCCGCCGCTTCCTCGGCGGCGGCCTGTTCCTGCGCTTGCAGTTCCGCCAGGTTTTCCTTCGCTTCGCTAAGAGCCTCAGAAAGATTCTGCATCTCAACGGTATCGCCGCCAAATCCCGCATCTGTCGCAAACGATTCCGCACGGGCTTCCGCCGCTTCCCTGTACTTCCGCTCAAGCTCTTCCACCGCTGCTTGTGCTTCTTCTACCGTCTGCGGTTCACCGGCAAGCTCTTTTATAGCCTCTTTGTGCTTTTTTATCGCTTTGCCAAGGCCGATAGTAAGTGCCGCAACAGTTCCCGCAAGTAGGCCAATTGGGTTCGCGTTTATGGCCGTATTCCATGCGTATTGCGCCGCAGTTGCAAGGGAAATCTTGCCAGTGAGTACGCCTACGGCTATTTCACTGGCGGAAAATACGCCGTTCAGCGTGGCTTCCTGGACGGCAGCTATCCCGCTCTCTGTTGCAAAATACGCAAGTGCCTGTGCGTTTGCCGTAAAGATAGTGGCGATATTTGCAATGGCTGTCCCGGCCATGTTGGTCACGAGTACGGCTCCCGCTGCGGCGGCGGCTGCCGACACATCTTCAATAGCTGTGATAACCAGGTCAATCGTGCTATTTGTGTCCCGCAGATACGAAATAGCTTCTACCGTGGCAGTTCCAACGCCGGTAACAATTTGCTGCACACGGGGTACAATATTCTTCCCGGCTGTGACCACGCTGTCAACAAAGTCCTGTACAAGCCCTTCCATATCGGAATTACTATCCGCCATGCCAGTTGCTAGGTTCTCCCATGCGGCTTTCATGGACGCTACAGATCCTTCAATGGTTCCTGCGGCTTCGTTTGCCGCATACCCCGCAAGCCCCTGCATTTCGATATAGTCAACAAGGGCGGCTTGGCAATCCGCTAGGTTGTCAATGGTGTACTCTGTGGCTTTGCCGTTTTCCTCGTTCCATTCGTTTACCGTGTCAATAAGCTGCTGGAATCCCTCTTTTGTAGGCGTAATGCCCAGCTGCAAATTGTCAAGCATGGTGTAGTTGGATTTCATAATGCCGTTAAAGGCATTCTGTACGGCTTCTTGGGAATTGCCGGTTGCCGCCACAACGTCCGCCTCAGCGGTAATAACTTTGTCGGCAAGTTCGGCGGCGGCCTGTGCATTGCCGCCAAGGGCAGTTTTTAGTCCGGTTGCAAACCCGTTCACCTGCTGCAAGTAGTCGTTCTGTGACATCTGCACGGTCTTGTAGGCATTCCTCGCTTTCTCCGCTACGAAGTCGTAAGCGTCGCCGAACATCAGCTGTGAGCCGCCCGCAAGCTGCTCGTATTGTGCATAGTTTTCATACGCAGCCTTGCCAACGCCGGAAACAACGCTGGCGATTTTTTTAACTCCGGAAACAATTGCCTCGCTTGCAAGGCTGGCTTTTAGCACATCCGCAAACGTGTTAGTCTGGCTTTCTGCCCTTCCTAGCGCTTGCTCATATTCGCTTGTATCTAGGGTAATGGATGCCTGTAGGTTAAAAATATCAGCCGCCATCCTTCTCACCACCTTCCGTTACAATTTTCAGCCCGGCTTTTTGTACCACATCCGCTACGATATCCTCCGCCGTCCGGCTTTCCACCGGCTTCGGATGGATAATATCATCGTACCGTGTAGATAAGTACGTTTGCCCGGTGTATATTGCCGTGTTTTCGGTAATCATCCGGATCCCATCGGTGATATACACACGAAGGGCTTCACGCTCCCATTGCTTTTTCAATTCTGTGGGAAGAATGGAGAGGTACGCCCTCGCCCTTACTCTGGGGAGGGCGCACAATGCGGTAATTATTCGCTCTGTTCCCCATGCCCCCACGATTTGAAAAAATCCAGAAGCTCCTTATCACGGGAAAGCTCCTTGATCTGCCAGAGTGTAGTCATGGTGCTCTGCGCCGCAACCTCTTCCACGCTCTTTTCGCCCATTGCGGATAAAATTGCGTAAATATCATCCCGGTGCTTTTTCAGCAGCAGCGGCACGACAGCGGTAATTCTCTGAGCACCCAGCAGCATAACGCCAACCCTGGTGGAGTTTTTCTTGTCCACCGGCTTGCCGATAGCGTTCATGATTTCCTCATCGGAAACAAGATTCACAACGTGCGGGGTGATCTCGCACAGAACGTCCAGGCACTCATCCGTGCCAAGCTGAGATAGCTTTTTCATGGTTAGCCTCCTGCGGTTTCATCTGCACCGGCCTTCACATAAATCTCAAAAGGCGGGGTGTCCTGCGCCGCGATGGAGTAGTGGCCGGTGAACTCAAAGGAAAGCTGGCCTTTGCCATTATCAGCGGTTTTCAGCTGGAAACCGCCAGTAGACAGGCCGTTGAGCATATGAATGGCGACGTAACCGCCGTTCTTTTCCCCGTTCTTGTCGGAATAATCGGATACCAGCCAAATGTCCTTGAAATCGCCGCCAGCAACGTCGTTTCTGGGGGTGATCTTCCCGGTTGCTTCATCAGCCGCCGCCACCATCGTCTTCGCGTTCGTGGCGTTTACGGAAATGAAAGTGCCACTGAGCTTCACTTCCCAGCTATCCAGTCTCTTCAGCTCCATCGTGTTCTTCGGGCAGTTGTCGATGTCATCGCCGTAGTCGGAGAAGGAGGGCGTTGCGGCGAAGGTAATGCCACCGCTGGTTGCACCAATGATCGCATCATTGGTAAGTTCCGCCGTTGTGGGATCAAAGTCTGACAGCAGAACACCAGCATTCAGCACAAGCTCCTTAAAAGTGTCCTGCGGAATCTGCGTAAATTTCATTGTTTTCCTCCTTACATGAAATATTCGGCGGTAATGTTCAGCACCCGCCGCTTAATTGTGTTTTCCTCGTCCGGAACGGCTCGCATAAAAGGGGAGCCACGCAAAAGCCAGATGTAACCGCCGTCCACATCTACGGTACAGCCGCCACGGCCTATTGCTTCTCCGATTTCCGCACCCTTTGCGGTGGGAATTGTCTCGGATTCCGTCTTGTACCAGATGTTTACAGTCAGATTCACGGGCAGCTCCCCGAAAATCGCCGTAGCGAACGAGTATGTCATATATGGCATTTCCTGCTTATCCGGGACAGCTGTCTCCGGGAAAGCAGGAATGCCGAAACCGTTGAAAAATTGGTGAAGTGCTTTGTCTGCCGTCACTTACTCAGCACCCACCTTTCGGCGGTCACTTGGCACATATCCAGGGTGCCGAAATCCGGAGACTGCTTATCCGCTCCGTTACTGGTTGCCCGGAAAATTGCGCCGTCCGATAGCCGCTTGAAAACATCATGGAAGGATAGGGGAGTGTTCCTTCGGGTGGTGACGGTGTACACATTGGTAACGCCTTCCTTTTCGGCGATTCGGCTTTGCATGGACGTATCCAGGATAATCGCAGCGTGGAACGCCGCTCCTTCTGCCCATTCCGGAAGCCATCCGCCTGCCCCATCCGGTGTGCGCTTAACCTCCATAAGGACGCATTCGTCCTGCAAGAAATTATCAAGCAAACTCATATTTTCCTCCATATCCGCAATCGTGGTGCAAACACTGCCTTCCAGCTTGTGCTTTCGCCTGTGCCGCCACTTCCACTTGTTTTGGTGTATGAGTACCCGCCGAACGATTCGCTCTGATACGGGCTTTGCAGAGCCTCAGCGTGTTTCTCCTGCCATGCGTTGATTTCATCCAGCAGAATCAGAAGCTCCTCAGGAATGCAAAGCTCAGTCACGATACCGCTGTAGGTCTCGTTGCGCAAATCAGAGTTTCCGTATACATGGATGCCGTTGTTTCTGCGGCTTCCTTCAATCAGGTAATAGTCTCCGTTTTCCAGGCCGGGGAGGAGCAGACGCTTGTCCGTGATATCCTCGCCGAAAAACTGCCACTTTTCACCGGGAAAGAAATTCCGCAGGTACACAAGCAGCTCATATAGACTTACGGGCGTTGTCTGCCCCATGTTTCCCCCTCCTTTCACTGACCCTTAACGGCGGCCAGAATATCCGCTTTGTTCATTGCGGCACTGACCCCGGCAATGCCGTTTCCCTTGGCGTATTCCAAAAGCTGGGCTTTCGTCATGCCATCAAAGTCTACGGCTACCGGTGCGGTGCTGTCATCTGTCAGAGCCGCTTTTAACCCCCCGTGCCGCCGCTGGAGGTTGTAGGAGTAACAGTGGCGACGGCGATACCATCCAGGTATTCCGCCCACAGCTTCATTCCCATGATGGCGTACATATCGCCGGTTGCACGGCTGTAGTCACCCTCGACATGCACACCGATCAGGTTGGTTTCGCCCTTCACAGTGTAGTTCAGCCCCAGCTTTGCGAAATCGCTGTCGCTGGGATCGACGTAATACAGGTCAATGTTTTCCACAGGGGTAGCAATGATCTTACCGGCGGCAACATACTTGTCGGGCAGCAGGAACAGGGTGCTATAGCCCAGGAAGTTCTGGACATAGGTCAGGCCAAACATGGTCTGGGTAGTAATCTCCTTATCGCCCAGGTAATCGTAGAAATCCATGATGTTGGCAAAGCCTACGACCTCGGTCACGTCCTTGTCCATGCCCATGAACTTTGCCAGCACTTTGCCCTTTGCCTGTGCAAGTGCCTGCTGCCAGGTCTTGGGAGTCAGTGCAAGGGAACCGGTAGCCAGGAAGGTATAGAAGTCGCCCAGAATCTTATTCTGAAGTGCAACCAGGAAAGCGTCATCGGTCTTTTCCACCGCAACCTCTGCGCCGTACTTGGCAACGCTCTCAATGGTTACGCTCTTTGCGTACTTGGAAACCTCAATGTCGCCATAGGCAACGGGGGCAACCTTCATCTTGGTGAAAGGAATCTCGTCGCCTTCCGCCACGGTAGAACCGCCCTTCAGACCGCCGTCCACCTCTGCCTTGTAGGATACCAGCTTAGTGCCGGGGGCTTTGCGGATAGGCCGCATAATGCCCAAAATCGTGCGCAGTGCATCCCAGTTGTCGTTGAACCGGGTCACGAAATCTACCTCACGGGCGGTAGTCGTGTACTGCGCAGTTGTAGTTACGTTCGTTTTTGCTGCCATTTCAACAGCTCCTTTCGATTTTATTCATTTTCGCTTGCTAAGCTTTGCGCAAGCGCAGCCTGCCGCTCTGCGGTAGACAGCAGATACCGGCCTTTATCATCCTTTTTGTAGATTTCAGCCCGGCTTTTTACTCCATCCGTGGTATTGGGCGGTGTCTGAGTCTGGGTTCCGTTCTTTTTGACTTTCCCCACCAGCCCCTTGTAGTCGCCGGAAAGCAGACCGTCCAGGGCGGCGGTGTCCTTGATGGTTTCCCCATCCAGCGTCAGGCCGTCAATTTCAGCCTTTGCGCCCCGAATCACCAGAGCCATGCTCTCAGCCGGAATACCTTTGCCCTGGAAATACGCTCTTGCCGCCTTTTCCTTGGCAGCTGCGCTCTCCTTGGCTTCGATTCCCGCCTTGTAGTCCTGGAAATCCTTTTTTTCCTTTTCGTACTTGGCCTTAAAGCCGTCATCTCCGCCCTCTTTTTTCAGGTCGTCCAATTCCTTCTGAACGCCGGGGAGCTTTTCAGCGTCGGCCTTGTAGGTGGCGATTAGGTTTTTCAGCCCGTCCACAGTGTCGGTGTGTGCTTCGATGATGGTAGCAACCTGTTCTTCGGTCAGCCCCATGCTCTTTAAAAAATTGCGAGTTAATGCCATGACATGTATCTCCTTTTCTTCGGGGGAAGTTCTTTTCCCTTTGATATCTGTACTTTAACGCAAAAAGTGGGCCGTGATACACATTTTCACACATTTGTTTGCGCAAATGGCAAAAATAAAACCCCGCAGCGGATAACCGCCACGGGGTAAGGAAGGGGGAATATTATGTCTTACATGGCATCAGCCGCTTTGAATGCCTCCAGCAGCTTGGGAAACTGGATAGCAAAGAAATCCACCATTTCCTCATTCTGCGCCCAACTGGAATTTTCCGCAAGGCCGGATTCAAACAGAAAAGCGTGGATGATCTCATGCCGCTTGTTCTTACGGATTTGAACCGCTAAATTTTTCTTACTGGTTGGATCATTTTCGGAACCGGCGTAGCTGTCCACAAGCAGTTCTTTCGCTGTTTCATCACAGCTACCGTCACTATTTTTCAACCTGACATCTTCACTTTCACTGGCAATTGTCAGCGTATAAGCTACTCCAAGGATGTTAATTTTCTTACTTTCCATTTAACCGCCTTTCAGCTCTCTTTCAGCAGTTTCTTTGAATCTGTCAAAATTATCCTCTACAGCAGGGCGCAAATACGGTTTTGCCTTTTGCTTGGATGTTCCTTCTTCCACGCACTGGGCATATTCCACATTCGTTCCGATTGTCACCGTGTCATCGTCGGTGAAAAAGGTGATGCTGTTTTTCAGCCTGCCGGTTCTTACGGGGCAACGCCGCTTTGCATATCCTTCCGCCACAAGGCCGATTGTGACCAACGCCCTGTGGATAGCCAGCCGCAGTTCCCTGGTAACATCGTCCGTCAAATTGAGGGAATCAATCGTCACATGGAAGTCTCCACCGCCAGAGGATTTTTGAATCCGTTTGGCCATAGCTTTTTACTCCTTCGCCTTTATGCCCAGCTTTTCATACAGCGTTAACAGCGGAATCACCAGCTCAAATTCATCATCCAACCGAACCGCCGTCATATACGCAACGCCAGCAGCAAAACCACGCTTGTAGATTTTGAATCCAAATACTGCTCCTAGAATCAACATTGCAACGCAGGAAGCAGTGTAAATAAAAATACTTGCCATAATCAAATCCTTTCAATTGATGCAATCTCGCTTTGGTAAATGTTTTCAATACTGCCATCATCCGAATCGATGACAATCATGTCATCATCAGTATCGATTTCTTCAGCTTCCCAGATAGCGATAGTTTTTCCTTCAATGATATTGCCATTTTTCTTTTTGATTCGGACAAATGGCTTGTTGTACGCAAAATCCCATATATTTACCATATTTTAATCACCTTTCAAGAACAGGGAAAATATGCTCCCCACGCTTTGAGTAATGAATGGCAATTCTATTACTTCCGTAGTATTGCCCGTCACAGTAGCATTTCCCAACCTCTATATCAAGTGTCACATACTCAACGAATTTCATATTCTCAGGCGATTTTCCGGAGATAATTACCGTTCCTGTTGAGTGATGCTTTCGTACAATCTCTTGTACTTTATCTTCTGATATTGACCTTCAAAGGGAATTTGCCGGAACGAATCTTTTCCTTAAGTATACCACGGTTTTCCTCGTTTTTCAACTCATTTTCCCGTTGCTTAAGTTCTATTTTCTGCGCTTTTTGCAATTCTAAATCTTTTCCGGCTTTCCAGCCCTCATAACTCATTCCGCCCAGTTTGGAAGCCCTGGGTGCGTCGCTTTGGTCGATTCCCTTCACAG